GGTGCAAAAGTTCTCATTTTAGGTTCAAGTCTTTTACCTTGAATCCATTCGTCTTTATTACCTGTTGATTTTAGTTTATCAGCAAATTCTGCTACTGGATCTGGTCTTCCAAATGAAAGAGGTGAAAGGTAAGTTTTATTATTACCTAAGTTATAGTGAAAAAACAATTCAATGAATGGATTGTCTTTATTGTGTTTGTAAGGTACAATACGAACAACTTGTTTACCTGGTTCAGGTTTCCAAAAGTTATCTTTTGTGTTTGAAGTTGATTGTAGTGTTGCGAGTTTGGATTTGATTGCATCTATATCCATTTTTATCTCCTATGTTTTATTGTTTATCGTTTATTAATTATGGTTAAAATATAACCATATAACCTATTTCTATAATATATATCAAAAAAGTGATATAAGTCAAGCTTTTTTTTTATTTATTTTCAACTTTTTCGATTTTATAGATTCTTGTATTGATTTTATTCAATCCCTCTGAATTTGTTACCATTAACATATTCTTAAAGTTTTCCCACGGCACCATAAATTTATTATCCATAACACCATTGTTTAAATTCTTTATACATTCATTTAATGCATTGATAGTATACAATGTATTGGAATGTTTTTTTCTATGTAGTGAAATCGTTCCCTCTACTTTATTGTAATCAATTCCGTTTTGTGTGTCTACATTGTAAGTACAAATTAATTCATTCACATTGTTTTCATTTTGTAATACATAAATTTTATTGAATATTATCACATATGCATCTGTGATTTTCTGAATTGTTTCATCAAGATTGTCTTTTGTTGTGAATGTTGCTAGTAGTTGTGATTTCATTATTTTTTCCTAAAATTATCTACTTCTTTTTTTATACAATCTTTCATGTCTTTTCCAAAACCACTTGCGACTTTTTGTGATGTTCCAGCAGTTCTCCAAGTGTCGTCAGCCAATCGTGTCTCACCATTTTTACCTTTAATTACAACTGCACCTGTTTCAGCATCTATCGTAGTTGAGTTTTCTAAATGATTTTTTAATGCTTTCTTACCTTCAGGTGTTGTTGAATCACCTTTAAAACCACTTTTCTCTGCTAGACATTTTCTAATATGACTTGGTTTTGCTCCTCTTATACCCATCTGTAAAATCATCTTATCATCTTCTTCATCAGTCATATCAATATAAGAATAACAATGAAGAGCATTCATAACAGTTCCTATGTATGCTTTAGTTCTTTCACCATTTTCTACAACATTACCATCTTCATCTTTCTTTGGAAATCCATCTCGTTCATCTGCTTCTGAAATTTTATTAACCACATTATTATGTGCAGTTTTGACTGAATCAGCCTCCTTTTGTTTTAAATCACCAGAAACTTTAACACTATCTGATTCAAGTGTAGAACTTTTTCCATCTTTTTCTAATTTAGCTCTAATTTTATTTAATTGACGATGTGCACCTGTTGAAACCTCACCAACTTTTATAAACATTTTTGCAAAATCATAAGGTGGTTCACCTGTTTGTTTGTGGTATTCTGTATCACCCATATATTTTTGAGATTGTTGAACTTTTTCTTTAGTTGACATCTTATTCCAATCATCCTCTGAAATACCATTATTTTCTAAATAAACACCAAACTCACTACCTCTTGCTGGTTTACCACTTTTACTTTTTTTTCTTTTTAAACCTCTTCCCTCCATTAAACTGACATATTTAGGGCCAGCGACCTCAAGAACTGTTATAAAATCGTCATCAACTTCAACTTTAGAAGCATCTTGTGTTGTAGTTTTTGCAACATTATTTACAATTCTTGATGAATCTTCTAATGTATCTATAACATCATCTACTACTTCGGGTGGATAATCGTTTTTAATCACATCAAATCTCATTGATGGTGTAGTGTTATTTTGAGGGTCATTTATATTACTGTCTTTTTTATTTGATACTGACACTATAAATGTTCTACCCTTTTCATCTTGACCAACTACATAAGTATCGTGATATTTTCTAAACTTTTTAAATGATGCTAATTCTTTTTTAAAATATTCTCTATCCTCTTCAGAAAGATTTGGGTCATTTGTTTTTTTCTCTAAATCACCTTCAACTTTATCATCCACTTCTTTAGTTGATTGAATAGTTTTCTTTGGTTTAGATGTATCCATTCTACTCTCTTCAAGTAATTCTTGTGTTGCGATTGCACCATCAAATGCAGCTCTCATCCAATCCATATATGCTTTATCTTTTCCAGCAAAACCTGCTTTATTAGTAAACACGTTTGGTTTATCCATTTCTTTTATTCTCTGTAATTCTTGCTCTGACCATACTTCTCTTGTAGCTAAATAATCATACGCTTCATCTGAAAATGGTTCTTCATAACCAAGTGATTTTAAATCATCACTATTCTTTTTATTAAGTTTTTTAGATTTAAGTTCGTCTCTTTTTTTGTCTATATTTTCTTTGTTTTGTTTTTTATAATCATCATAATCTAAATTATCGACTGCATTAGAATATCTTGATTCACCTTGAGATGCTGCCTGTCCACCTGCTCCTGCTTCACCTTTATCTCTTTTTTTAGATGTTTCATCCTGCATATCAGAAACTTCTTGATTGACACCACTTGATGGTTTATCGTCTACTGGTTTATCCTCTTTATCACTTTTTTCATCATCTTTATTACCAAGATAATCATCAGTAGATTTAAAGTCAACTTGTTTAGGTTCTTTCTTTTCCGTGTCTTGTTTAGTATCACCCTTATCACTTAAGCCAGCTGCTTTAACTGCTAGTTGTTTATCTTCATTATCTTGAAAGTCTTTATCAGATTTATATTGTTTAATTGTAGATAATTTTGTTTCTCTATCTTTTTTATCTTTATCTTTCCATTTAATTATTTTATCATCATCATCTTGTTCTTTGATTAAATTCTGAATAACTTCATATATAACTTTATTTGGTAAATTTAATTCTTCCATTGATTCACGAAGTTCTTGGATGTGTTGTGCGTTTTTTAGATTAGGCATTCCATCGTGAACACGATATGCCCATTCAATTAATATATTTTCAATGATTTCTGAAATATGTTTCATATTATAACCTTTTTGTTATGTCTTGCATTTCACCATAATTTAAACCCATTTTGGATTTAGTGAAATGTTTTCCTTCTTCTAAAATTGA